ACAAGTTGCTATTGGGTACATCAGATCTTGTATCATTTCAGTCTGTAGTTGAGCCAATGCTAACTGTGACATAAATAACAATAAAACTAAGTTAGATAACTTTGCTGACTTGTGTTTAAAGTTGTATCGAATGGTGTAGGCTAGGCCACCTAGCATGAACATAAAGAAGTAAGGTAATGGCCCCCATTGATATGTTAGATCATCAATAACCTTAGTCTTATGTAGATTGAACATAATGAGATAGGTAAGGACTGATATTATGAAAATTATAATGAATACACTTTTCTTTCTTAAATCGAAGATGCTAATAGCTAACCCTAGCATCAAATAGTAAAAGACCTCTATATACAGTGACCATTCAACACCTAGTATAGAATTAATATATTTGTTGTCACTTATGCCGAAGAAACTTAAGTGCATAAATAAATTTATAAAACTGACTTCATCGTTATTTAACGATTTTGCCCAATAATTTGGTGAAATTATATTCAGGTTGTATAATGTAAACATGCCTAATAGAATAGGTAAGTATGGAACCAGTATTCTAAGAAGTCTTATTTTAAAAAAATTAATGAACTCATAATTTGAATTCATGAATTGATAGAAGATTGTGAATCCACTGATCACAAAAAATATATGCACTCCATACCGACCTTCATTTATTATATTCGATAGGTATGATTGACTTTGAAATATACCGCCAATGCCTGAGTGCACTAAAAGCACCATACATATTGCAACAGCTCTCAAACCAGTAATAAAATCAGTGTCATTGTATTTTTGATTCATGCGAGTTACTAACTGATATATGATTTTAGCTTTATTCTAAATGAATATGCAGCTCTAAACTAGCTGTATTTATACTCTCGAGTGATCAGGAAAGACCTGTCTCCCCCTCATCTTTTGATGCGTAGCTTCCCCTGAGTGAACAGGAACCGGCTTGATGACCCGTTCTATCCGGTTAAGCAACTGAGCGCACAGGTGGCCGAGTCCGGCGTTGATAGGCCAGAACTACAGAGTCCAGCATCAGCGCAACACGTAACGCTGTCATATGTTCCATCAGTGCTATAGGGCCTTCCCAAATGATTCAGTAAAAAGCCCACGCAGCTATTTCACCACCACTTGTCTTCGTCTACTTTTTGCCAGATGGCGCGTTTGAACTCCGCATCGCTCAGATTACCTTGGCTCATCGGGGGCTCATCAATCCAGCGAGTCAACGCACTGAACTCATCATAGGGAACCACAGGGGAGTGATGGGCACCCGGTGAGGTTTGGTGATGCTGTCTTTGGAGCAGGACAGCCGCATAGGCACGCTCACCAGGCGTGAGCATGTTAAGCCAGGTATCAATCTCATGTTGAGGCCAATACCGCTCTAGGATGAGCCTGCAGCGCTTCTCGATGGCTTCGCTGCCATGTAGCTGGGGTGTGTAGGACGTTTGCTTATTGCTCATCTGCTCTTTCCTCCATAGCCAGCGCCTTGATATGTAGCTTCATACTGGGCAGGAATTCCCGAACCTCTTCGGATGAAGGCGGGTTGATAGCGGCATCCGTTACCCAATCGATAGACTTGCGCAGTTCGTCAAAGGCGATCTCGAAATCAGCATCCGACAAATTCTTCCCAAATACCAGACTCCCGTGAGTCAGAACAGCACTGCGTACTCGCATTCTGAGCTGTTCCTGGCGTAATGCCTCTGCATCATCAAAGGCTTTTTCAACCTCAGCATCAACTGCTCTCAGCATCTGTTTGCTGCAGTGCGCCGGTGTGCCGGTTGCCCCCGGCCAGCGACGGGTCACAATCAGCCGATCGCTGACCAGGCGCACGTACTGGCCGCCGGCATTAATGATGCTGCCGTGTTGCAGCAGGGCGGCGTTGCTTACATCAAGACCCATACGACTCAACTCTTTAGCCAAAGTGGATCCTTTAACCCCTGATTTGGATCCTTCCGTACAGTTATTGACAGAACTCCAAGGGGCGCAGCTGCCGCTGCTCAAGGGCAACTCGCTGCGCTCGCCCACTGCATGCTCGCGCTGCTCGCCCAAACCCTGCACTTCTGCCCCCTTGCGCACTATCTGCCAGCCTTCTGTGCGGGTGGTGGCGGTGGTCTGCCCCACGTCAGAGATCACCCCCAGCAGCTTGATCACGTCCTCGCCGTATTTGTTGGCGGCTTCGTCCAGCCGTTTTGATAGGCGGATCAGGTGCTCTTTGCGTGGGGCATCTATGCCGCCCATGGCGTTGATAAAGTCTCCCCAGCGATTGTTGTTAGCCGCGTGGCGGGCTAATTCCAGCACACAGTCCCATTCGATTACGTCGTCACCCAGGCGGCGCAGCTCGCGCCACACACTCACGGCAGGGCCGCCGATCTGTTGAAACTGGCGGATACGCCAGCAGCTGGCCCAAGCGGCCACGGCGATGGTGGTGTGGTCTACGGGGGCCTCGGCCTCGTAATCCATCCCCACGGCATGGCCGTCGATGTTCTTGGCGATGTATTTGGCGATGTAGCCGGTGGCGCTGCCCTTGGTCGGGTCGATCTCTTTCCAGTTCACCCTGGGGTTGATGGCCTTGATGGTCTGCTTGTCAGTGATGTCGAGCAGGCTCTTGATGTGCGGCAACTTGTTACGGATGCGCGACTCTGCCAACGCGTTCAGCTCGGCACCGTTGGGCATTTTCAGCTCGTCCCGTTCGGCCGCGGTGAAGTGGAAGGCCAGCAGGGTCAGAAAGACGTGCTGATGTTCCGGGTTGATGAACAGCAGGCAGTGCCAGTGCGGGGTGGCGTCGTGGTGTGGCTCCACTACCCGAAAGCCAAATGCCCCGACCATTTCCCGCGCCAGCGCGGCACGAAAGCGGGCCCACTGTTTGCACAGCAGGCGGTTGGTCTCGGTCGGGGTCGCGTTGTTGAAGTCTTCGTTCTGGTAGGTCTTGGACTTGTCTTGTTTGCCCACCCGCCAAGCGTGATAGCTGGATGGGGCGGTCAGGGTCAGGAACAGGCCCAGCTTGCCCTGTTCCTGCGCCATATCCTCAAAGCCGCGCATGCGCACCATCAGCTCATGGCGGCGGATCTCGGGGTTGGCCACGGATGCCATGATGGCGTCAGTCAGATCGATTTCTTGCCCCAGCTCCTCGTTGACGGCGCTCATGCTCTCCATCCATGCCCGCTGGGCCGCCTTGCGCTGGGTGAACTCGCGAACGGCGTGGGCGCTGGCGTACGGGCTGACCCCCTTGCGCACCTGGCCGGTGAGGATGGCGATCAGCTCGCAATAGATGGCCCATGCGCGGTTAATCTTGCGTAGCCACCAAGACTCATCGAGCAGGCGCACCAGCAGGCTTGCGGCGGCGCCCTCGAACTTGTCCACGGCAGGGGCCAGATTGGCCCGCTCTGCGTCGGTCAGCGGTCTTTCCAGCAGGCGTTCGGCGCGGGTGCGGGGGTGAACCGGCAAGGTGGGGCAGAAGTGCCACGCCTGTGCCTGAGAGCCAAGGTCAGCCAGCAGCTCTGCGGCGGTGCGCTCGTTGGCGCCGGTGTTCAGCAGTTGCTGGCAGCGGCGGGCCCACTCGGCGGCGACCAGTTCGCGGCGCATGTCGTTGCGCAGGTCGACCACCGGGATCGGGAAGCGGGCCGCCGCAGCTTCACACACGTCAACGATGCGGCGCAGCCAGACATTGGCGGTTTTTGGGTTGGCCGGGTAGCGGTGCAGGTAGGTCTTGGCCAACGGCTTTGCAACGTGCCACTCGACGCGGGCCAGTTGCTCGGCAGCCCCTGCCATATTGATGGCATGGTGGCTGACCAGGTAGTGCTGGGGAAGCTGGATGCCCTGCAGGTTGTTGATGGGCTCCATCATGCTGCCACCTCTTTCGCTTCAAAGTGGCGGCCTTTCTTGCCGTAAGCCCAAGGGGCCCAGCTGGCGCGCTCGTTGTAGGTGGTCTGGCACAGGGTCAGGCTGGCAGTGGTGATGCCGGTCGAATGATCCATGTGGTGACGAACCCAGTGGCGGGTACACACTGACTCGCCACGCTGGTTTGTTGCCTGGTGCAGGCAGTTGGCGCAGGTCTTGGGTTGGTTCAGCTCTTTCATTTACACACCCCGCATTTGCCAGCTGTGTATTCGTTCGGTTGCAGGTAGCGGCCACACTGGGTGCAGGTCGGTACCATGTCGAGGGTGGCCAGCCGATCTGACCAGCAGGTGGCTTCGCAGAAAAACAGGCTGGTCATGCGGTTGCCGGACAGAATGACCGGGCGCACATGGCTGAAATCGCCGCAGCAGCTGCAGAGCATCGAGGGGCGGGCAGCAGGGACGCCCTTCACCACGGTTTCACTAGCGGCGCGGGCCAGCGGCCAGCAGCGCTCGACACAATAGGGGTAGGATCGGCGACCGTGGCGTCCTGCCACTGGCATGCAAACTGCCATCTGGTGGCACTTGGTGCAGGACTCCAGGGTGACCATTTGTACGGCGGAAAGGGGGTTTGCAGGGCGCACGACGCCCAAAGCCGGGGCAAGCCCGGCTGGTTTTTGATGGGTCATTAGATGGCGCCTCCGGCATAGAGAGACTGGATTTTGCGTGAAGCCATGCGGGCGGCAGTGCGGGCTTGGCGGCACAAAGTCAGGTGGGTTCTGGCTGGAGTGCGCTGGCCGTGGGGGCCATCTTTACGCAGGTCCAGCAAGTCGAGCTGCAGGCCGTGCAGCCGGGCCTCGGCGGCGATCATGTTAGAAACCCATTGGTCGATGACGTGTTGGTTGCTCATTTGATGGTTTCCCCCAGACCGTGGAGTGGTTCGCAGTCTGCCCACCACTCGGCGATCTCTTTAGCCAGGGCCAGTTCTGCTCTGCCAACGGCCAGCCAATACACGGCGCGAATGGCGCCCAGCGCCAGCAGTTCCCGGGTGATGTCACGATTTCTCTTGGCATCGCTACCCGAGCTGGCGAACTCATCGGCGGCAGCCTCCCAGTGCTTGGTGAGCTGGCTTACTGGTGCCGGTGGTTGCATATGTGCGGGGCCCGCCTCGGTGGCACCCAGCGCGTCTTGCGGGGCTTCGAGTTCGAACAGGTCGTCAGTCACTGGGCACCCCCTTTCAACTCATGGGCAAAAGGCTGCTGGAATACAGCGGTGCTATCTGGGCCGTTGGCCATATCCACGCCGATGATGTGGGGCCGCTGGCCACCGCGCAGGATCTCGAGGCGCTTGGTCAGATCGGCGTAGATTTCGAGCAGGCTCAGTTCGTCGGCCAGTTCGGCTAGGGCTTCAAGGCTGGATTCGATCGCCACGCTGTGGCATGCGCCCAGCTGGGGGCGGTGGGTGTTTATCAAGGAGTTGGCGACTTTGCGGATCGCCTGTTCTGCTGTACTATTGCTCATGAGGTTTACCTCGCTGATTGATTGAAAACCCCGCTGGTGTTGGCGCACCGATAGCGGGGTTTTTTATTGCCCGTTTCCGGGCACCCTTCTCATTGCCGCGATGCGGCTTTCCAATGTGTTTGCCTTCTCGTTGAGCAAGGCGCGCTGGTTAATCTCATGTTCGGCCTGTTCCAGTTCGCTACGGCTCGGCCCCTCAGCGTGGTGGTGGGGCCGGTGCCACTCGTACCGGTGCAACACTGAACCGTCGAATTCCCGCAGGGTGGCCAGCAGGTCGCTCAGGGCGAGGCGGATCGCTTCTCTCTGAGTGACGTCGAAATCGTGCAACTCCATGCTTTTGCCTAGCTCCGGTGATATTTCTGCGGCATAGCAAACAATGGCCCTTGCCTTGGTTGGCAGGCGTGACCAGCGGCTGGCCGCCCCATTGCGGCCGAACTGGGCGCGCATCTCTGCCAGCGCCACGTCGGCGGCGCTGGGTTGTTGAATGAGCTCGATGACCTGTGCTGTGTTCATGGGGTGGCCCTCTCTTATGCCTGCAGCAGCCTGGTCAGCCAGTGCGGGCGGGGTGGTTGGCGTGGCGTAAAGCGCAGAGCGCCACGGCGGCCTTGGCTGTCTTCCAGATAACTGCCATCGAAACGGGTGGTATTGCGCATCACCGGCTCGTCGCAATCGCTCACGACAGTGGCGCGGGTGAACAGCAAAAACGGCAGCGGGATCAGCCCCGGCTGCTCGGCGCGCAGCTTGTTCATTGGGCCACCGCCTTTACCCTGCGCGGGACCATGGGCAGCACAATGGCCGGATTGGGCATGGCACTCGGGCTGATGGTCGCGATGATCTCGAACCCCGCCTTGAAGGTGTGGCCGCAATCCACATTGCTGCATTGGTAAGTGGCGATGCCGCACAGCGGGCTCATCCGGGTGGATGTGCGAGTGCTGGCGCGGGAACCACAGTGCGGGCAAATCAATCTCATGGTCTGGTCTCCTATGCGCCCAGGGCTGCGCGGGCCATGTCGGCAGCACACGCAAGACCAGGGACGGCGTGAAAGCGGTCTTCGATCTCGGTTGCCAGCAGCACGAGGTGCTCGATGCCAGCCCACAAGCCGCCGACGACGGTGTTTCTGTTGGATTTGGTGACGCGGTCACCGGCGAGGATGGTGGTCGCCTGGGCAGTGACACCCATGATCTGGGCGCCAGCGTTGAGTGCCTGCTGGGCGCGGGCCTCTGTGGTGATGGTGGCGCCGGTAGAGGGGAGGCGAACGGCAGTCAGGCCGCACTCAAACAGCAGCCCATCAAACAGGGTGTCGTCACCAGTTGCGTGGTAGAGAGTGATCAAGTCTTGGGCGGTCAGTTTGTGCCGCTCTTGCGCCGGGTTGAACTTGTTGCGCAGCACATCGGCGTTCATGTCGATCTCGGCGGCCAACTGGGTCAGGTTGTGTGCCTGCTTGAAGCGGTCACACGCACCGGCAAAGTGGCTGTGTAGGTTTTGTTGATGTTTAGACACTTTCGGCTCCTGTTCGTAGCCGCTACTGTGAGATCAAGCCACAGAGCGGGGAGTGGACTTCTTGGCCAAGGCACTGCTGGCCAACCGGCGGCCAGTGTTCTCATTGACCAACTTGAAATACTGTTCTGGCTCTCTGGCCATATCTCGCCAGCGCACCAGATTGACCCAGGGCTGATCGCCAGCCCGCAGTTTGGGAATGATGGGAATGCGGCCATCAGCAATCATGTCTTGGGCGGTACGCTTGGGGAGCTTGAAGTTGTAAACGTCGAGCAGCATCTCCAGAAAGGCATCGAGCGGGATGGCCGGCAGAGATTGCAGTGCTAACCCCTGCTTGATGGCCGCCAGCTCACGCAGTACCTCGTTGAAGGGCTCGGCAGAATGACTTTCTATCGTCATGGCGATCTCCTTACTGCGCCGGGTGCGAGGGTTGTGCTAAGGGGTCTGCTTTCAGCTTGCCACCGGTCAGCACTTCGATTTGGTAGGCACGGCCTTTGGGGATGGTTGCTCCCCAACAGGACACAGTGGCTTTGTTTATGCCCAGTGCATCAGCCGTCTTGGTCACACCACCGAAGTGATTAAGTACGTCATGCTTAGTCATGGTTTGGAAGTCCTTACATGTTTGCATTGTCTAACTTTCATCAGGTTAGACGATCCAAACTTAAAAGGTCAATAAGTTCTAACTCTATTGGGTTTAAATTTCCAAACATGAAAAATGAACGCATCAAAGAACTTCGTAAAAAACATGGTCTTACCCAGCAACAGCTGGGTGAGAAGATTGGTGCTCGAAAAGCATCCGTCTCACAGTGGGAAACTGGTGATGTCTCGCCTAGCGCGGACTATCTGGTCGCGCTAGCGAGGGTGTTTGGCGTGTCAGCACACTGGCTTTCTACGGGGAAAGGTTCGCCTGAACTATCGAACGTCGAGCCTGCTGTTATTCCCCAGGGGAATCGGGTGCCGATTCTGAGCTATGTCCAGGCGGGTAACTGGCGGGAGATGTGCGAGCAGGCCACTACTTTCGACGGCAATGTCGAGTATGTGTCTGCCAGTATCGATATTGGCCCTTGTGGGTTTGGCCTCTGGTTGCGCGGCAATTCCATGAGCCCACTCTTCAATGAAGGGGATCTGATCATCGTTGACCCCGATGAGTCACCTCGCCCTGGCGACTATGTGGTTGCCAAGAACGGCGGCGAAGAGGCCACCTTCAAGAAGTACCGGCCCCGCGGCATCGATGAGAACGGGCAAGAGGTGTTTGAGCTTGTCCCCCTCAATGACGATTACCCCCCCATGCACTCCGACCGGCAGCAGATCGAGATCATCGGCGTCATGGTAGAACACCGGATTTTTAGAAAACGATAGGGCGCTAATGCGCCCTTTTTGTACTGGCATCAACCAGAGGTGGTTATGACCGATACCCATAACGTGCTTGAGCAAGCAATAGAAAGATTGACGGCCCATATTGGTCGAGGCTGCCAAGCATCTGAACTCCATTTTGTCGATCAAGCCTGCGCGAAGCTGCTATTTAAACAGCTGTATCTGCGCGGAGTACCTCTAGAGCGGGTCAAGGTACAGATGTTGGCTAATGCACAAGGGTGGCATGAGCGCTCGGCCAAGCAGCTGGGGGAGTGGGCCGAGATGATCGGCAAGGGCGGCCCAGTCAGGGTGAAACATAAAACTGACTGGGCGGACGGTGTTGTCAACGAACTGATGCCTTAGCCGCTTTTTTGGCTTCGGCTCGCCGAAATGCTGCGAGCGACTTTTGGTTGCGATCAAGCCACCACTGCTCGGCAAAGATGAGCAGGTCATGCAGGAATACATCGGCGTCCCCGAACGTTTCGGCAAACTCAGGACTGCTTTTGGCTGAAAGGTGGTCAGTGATGGCGTAATACAGCTTGGTCGTTTCACTCCTGTAATGGGAGTTGGTGATTTGACTACGCGGTGATTTGAATTTTGACATGGCTCCTCCAGTAAACAAGAGTGACACGGCAATGTACAATGCCGGTCAAAGAGACTCGATAAAAATAGGTAGCATGGGATATGACAGAACGAAAAAAAGCTGATGCTGATAAGATTGAGCAACATACGCAAGTGGAAGTAGCACAAACCAATGTGGTTGAAGCCAACACACAAGCTATCACCTGTGGCTTGATTATGCCGATAGCGGCCAATGAAGTTGGCTCTGTTGAGCATTGGCTGCATGTCCGTAAAATAATCACCGATGCATTAAATGGCACTGATTTTCAAGTTAAAATGGTTAGTGATTCCAATGAAGTTAATGTTATTCAAAACAATATAGTGACCAATATTTATAGTAACGACATCGTTATTTGTGATGTTAGTTCTAGAAATCCCAATGTGATGTTTGAGCTTGGAATGCGCCTTACTTTTGATAAGCCTGTTGTAATTATAAAAGACAAGGACACACCATATTCTTTTGATGTTGGTAATATTCAGCATCTCGAATACCCCAGATCTCTAAATTATGTTGAGATTCAGCATTTTCAGCAGGCGTTAAAAGAAAAAACTTTGTCAACTTTGGCTGCATCTAAAGTTCAAGGTTACTCACCATTCCTAAGCCATTATAAAATCAAGCATGTATCGAAAGTAGATACTGAAGTGGTTGGTAGAGATGACTTTATAATGTCAGCATTAAATGATCTGAAGTCGTTAATCGAAAAGAGAGAGCCAGATAAAAATTTATACTGGGATAAGTTAAAGGTCCCTGATCCTGCCATAGGCTCACAAGCGTTAAGAATGTCAGCAAATGATTACACATTGATGGAAATTGCAAAAAAGATAAAAAGCTCAGTAATGCCGGGGCCTGAAGGTGTTTCATTGAGTGAGCTTAGAAATATGATCCTTCAATATATTAATGATAATTTTAATGGATTGGATGAGGCTAGTGTTAATCGAGTTATGAGAATTTTGAATTTATAATTTAAATAAGCATTTGTTAACTCGACGACGGGAAGCCACACACCTCGCTTGCCGAAGTCTTTTCCTAAGGTAGATCGCCACCAAGGGCCAGGTGTTGGCTGGTGAAATCTTCACACTTGGGGAAGGCATCAACCGACAGTGGTGGGCGTGAGTTTTCTGCGCACCTCTTCGAGTGCCAATGCTAGCGCTTCTGCCAGTTGCTCGTTACCTTCCGCTTCTGCGAGGTTCGGCAGATGGGTGCGCCAAAAGGCACGGGCACGCACGGCGTCCACGGAGCCGTTGAGTTGTGACACGATGTGCCTTTTCATAATGTCGGTCAGTTCGTACCTACGCTGATGATCGGCAAATGTCTCATTTAATGAAGGATTCATATGGTATCCAATATTGAACGGTTCGATACCATTGTGGTGCTGGCACTGGCTGATCTGTATAGCCGGTTTCCTGTACCCCAGTTTCTGGCCTCCAGCAACTTTATCGTCACCGAGGATGGCGAGCACATTGACTGTCTTTCACCAGAGGCGGAAGCACTTTTGTTCGCTGAAGGCCTTCACCGTAATGATCCCTATTTTAAGCGTAAGGAATTTGCGTTCGAAAGCCTGAGATGGCTGGTTGATGCTGGATATCTGCATGGCACACCAGCGGCGTATGACGGCATCCTCAATGCAGTGCTGACTGCGAAGGGACTAGAGGTGCTCAAGGCGACCCCCGATAGCCTGCAAGGGAGTTTGGGGGAACGATTGGTCGAGGCCGTCAAGGCGGATTCCCGGGAGGTCGGCCGCTCGGTATTGGGTCAGATAATTGGGTTGGGAGTGGGTCTGCTCTCATGACCGTTCGCAAACTTGATGACGGCAAACCACTACCCTGGCTTGCCGATATTCGCCCAGGTGGTCGCAATGGGCCGCGCAGGCGCAAGCGATTTGCCACCAAAGGCGAGGCGGCAGCGTGGGAGCTGTGGCAGCTTGAGCAGTTCGCCGAGAAGCCTTGGCAGGGGGATGATGAGCAAACCGTTGAACCTGTTGCTGACTCTCGCCGGCTATCTGATCTGGTCGAACGCTGGTTTGGCCTGCATGGCCAGAGCTTGCGTGATGGTGAGCAGCGGCGCTCCAAACTGCTGCTGATCTGCGAGAGTCTGGGTAACCCACTGGCCAGCGAATTCACCGGCAATGACTTTGCAAAGTATCGGGAAGCACGGCTGTCTGGTGCGCTGAGTGATCGCCGGGCCGCCACACAGGATGGCAAAGGGGTGAGCGCCTCGACCGTGAACCGGGATCATGCCTACCTGCGGGCCGTGTTCAACGAACTCAAGCGGCTGGGGGAGTGGACAGCAGAAAACCCGCTGGCCGGAATGCGGCTTTACCGGGTTACCGAATCAGAGCTGGCGTTCTTATACCCTGACGAGATCAAGGCCCTGCTCGATGCCTGTGACACTGCTAGCAATCCAGATCTCGGGATTGTGGTGCGGCTCTGCTTGGCCACGGGGGCGCGCTGGGGAGAAATCCAGGATCTGACCCAGTCTCAGGTTGCCAACAACCGGTTGACCTTCACCCACACCAAGGGTGGCAAGCGCCGAACCGTGCCCATCAACCAGGAGCTGATCGACATCATCCCCAAGCGCAGGGGCAAGCTATTCAGTGAGTGTTACCACCACTTTGAATCCGCCATCAACAAGGCGGGGATCCAGCTACCGGCGGGGCAGAGTACCCACGTTCTTCGGCACACCTTTGCCAGCCATTTTATGATGAACGGTGGTAACATTCTGGTGCTGCAAAAGATACTCGGGCACTCGACCATCACCATGACGATGCGCTATTCGCACTTTGCTCCAGACCACCTGGAAGATGCGCTGAGACTCAACCCATTGACCGTCAACAAGCTGCGGTAG